GGCGGTGTAGGCGACGACGTCGCAGACGTGCGTCTGCGGGTCCTTGCGGATCGAGAGGATCCTGAAGACCTCCTCGTTGGCCATGCCCTCCACTTCGGCGCCCAGCATCCGCGTCCGCTGGATCCTGACCAGGTCGCCCACCGTCTTCTTGAGCAGCCGGCCCTTCAGCGAGAAGGTCGCGCGCCGCCGCGGCAGAACGGCCAGCAGCATCTGGTTCCATGCCTGGGCCTGGACGTCGGCCGCCTCCCAGCAGAGCGTGTCGAACTGGCGAGGGAGCCTCTGGTTGTGGCGCAGCGCGACACCGTTGTTGCTGGCCTCGCGTGTCTTGACGATGCCCGTCACCGGGTCCTCGTCGTACGTCAGGATGACGGACGCGTAGGTGTCCTCGATCGTCTTCCCCGAGCGGAAGGACAGGAAGTCGCGGTCGGTGAGGAGCGGCGCCGTGGCCGCCTGCTCCGCGAGCTGGACGGATGAGGTTGCCCGCGGGCGCCAGTACCAGACGCCATTCCCGTCCAGGCTGACGTCGGCGTGCGTGCTGACCTCGAAGCGGTCGATGATCTCCTGCACGGTTAGCGTGGCGCTGGGGCCGAGCCCGCCCAAGTACAGGTTGACGGCGATCTGGTGGCTGGTCCTGGCAGCCACGAACGACGCGAGGTCGATCGACGACGACGGGAGGCCCAGGATCTTGACCAGGATGAAGTGCAGCGCGGTGGGGATCTTGTAGATGATGGCCGTCGTACCGCCGCCGGTTACTCCCGTGAAGCGGCCGTCCGTGTGGTCGCGGTAGCCCGTGGCGTCCACGCGGATGATGAACTGATCCGCGCGGCTCTCGTCGTAGAGCGCGGTCCCCGACTGGCTCAGGCCGGACAGGTCCGCCGAGCCCTCGAAGCCGAACACGGGCCACGCCGATCGGTGCTTGTTCGCGCCGCTGGACAGCGGGATGCTCATCGTCCCGCCCGCGTAGTTGACCGATACCTGATGCGTGGTGTTGCTGTAGGCCACCGCCACGTCGGGGACAACCAGCGCATCTAGCGCCGCCTCTGCCGCAGCGCACAGCGTGGTGCAGGTGTACAGGCCAGGCGTCAGATAGACGACGTACGTCACGCCGTCGAGGATGATGTCCAGCGCGTCATTCATCCGCACTTCGCGCACCACGTCAGCCGACGCGGCGCCGCCGAAAATCTCGAACGGGCCGGGGTTGCTGAACATGGACGCCCGTCCGGTCGTAGCGTCCGAGGTGAACTCGCACGCGACGCGCCGGTCCTGGTCGCGGCGGTTGGCCGCGTCCTCGTCGGTGTAGGCCCACATGGCGACCTGGCCCATGACGTCCGTCCCGTTGCCCCAGGTCGGGTCGTTGACCTCGAAGATGGGGAGACGGTTGGTCAGGCCCAGCGCCACGCGGGGCGGTCGCATGTTGTACTTCGGGCCGCCGATCAGGATCGGTCGCGGGCGCCCGACGTCACGGTCCGACATCTCCGGGGACACGGTGCGGCCCAGGGTCTCCACGGGCAGCAACACGCTCAGCGCCAGCCGTGTGTCCTGAGCGTCCAAGGTGGCGTCGAGGTCACCGACGTCGTAGTCGCGCACCTCTCCGCTGAACTGCGACCAGAGGTCGTCGCGCGTGATCTCCTGCCCGTCGTCGAAGCTGCCGCCCTGCTGGACCGCCGCGTACCGGCCGCCCACGTCGTAGGACCCCAGCAACGTCTCCAGGTAGCCGCGCGGCATGTCCGCATCGCCGTCCCTGTTGAGCAGCCGGATGCCGGTGAGTCCCACCGACTCAGCGCCCATGAAGGGGTCCTCGCTGCTGATCTCCACCGCCGGCAGCGCGCTCGACCCCAGCCGGGGCTCCACGTACTCGTAGCGCCAGACGGGCCTGAAGGTGCTGCTGTAGACGATCATGTAGCCCGTGCTGATGGAGGAGGCCTTGCCGTTGTGGAGGAGGGCGGCGATGGCGAGGCTGGAGTTGGTGGTGGGCGCGCGCCAGGCGAAGATGGCGCGCTTTCGCTCTCCTCCCGTCTTCTTCAGCTCGAGCCCGGTGGTGGTGGCCGTCTCGGTCCGGCCGTCGTCAGCGATGGAGTTGCCGACCGGGGATAGCCGCACACGCAGGCGGGGCGTCAGCTCCGGCGGGATGTCCGGCGAGGTCGAGTACTCGATCGCGGTCCAGTACAGCCCGCCGATGACGGTCGTCAGCGCGGCCTGCTGGATGCCGCCGATGGCGCCGGCCGACTGTCCGCTGGCCCCTGGCCGGATCATGGCCGCGAAGACCCCGTCGACGACGATCTGCTGGACCGCGACGCCGGTGGCGCTGACCCCGATCTCGTTCCAGCTCCCCAGGTCCGTCGGCGCGGGCCAGTCTTGGAGCGTTGCGTGCTGCCCACGCTGCTGAACAGGCGCAGGAAGTCGACGCGGATAATCGTGTCCCGCGGGTCGGCGTCGTCCTCCAGGTGCACGTACAGGGTGCTCGGAGATCCGGGCAAGAAATAGAACGAATCGGCGGTGCCTGAGACCTCGGACACCGACTCCTTGCGCGTCAGCACCTGGCCGTCGAGGCCGACGACCGCGCCGACCTCGAGCGGCACGCCCTCGAACTCCTCGGTGAACTGCGTGCTGTAGGTGCCGGTGTCGTCGATCGGAGCAACCCAGAGGGTGTCGACCTGTCGCCCCAGCAATAGCTGAACGAACCCGCGGCGCTCGCAGTAGGTCTGCTCCGTGAGCTCGTTGAAGGTACGTAGCCCGGAGCGCAACCCCAGCGCCCCGTGGCCGATTCGACTGAGCGGTCGGCTCACGGCAGCGCCCGCACCAGCTTGAATTTGGCGGTCCAATACTGGCCGCCGGCGGCAGCCACGATCGGCAGCCCGCCATCACGAAAGCCGTACTCGAAGTCCAGCGTGTCGACTCCCGCGTCGAACCCGAACCCGAAGCACTTCCCCTTCGGCGTCGCGCTGCGGTGCGCCCGGAAGATGTCCGCGTCCGCCGTCGGCACTTCGAGGAACTCCAGGTCGTACGCCGGCGCCTCCACCTTGAGGTCCCCGTACAGCGCTCCTTCGGTGGCGCGCTCGATCTCGGACAGGTCGTCGCCCTCCTCCTGGTAGTTGACCGAGAAGCCGACGCTGGGCTGGCGGTACAGCCCCGAGTAAGCGATGCCGACCTCGTTGAAGCCGTCCGTGTTGCCGGGGTCGAAGATGACGAACACGGCGTAGCGATACGTCTGCACGGACGCGAAGTAGCTGATGGAGAGATCGCCCGTGCCGGTCAGGAACTCGCTGTAGTTGGGCGTGGTGAGGGCGTGCAGCACCGACGTGTTCGACAGGCAGAAGCGGATGACCGCGTCGGAAGTGGTGTTCGTGTCGACCAGGAACGCGGCCTGGTGGTCCATGGCGCTTCCGAGATCGACTGCGACCCAGTGCCGGCCGTGGTAGCTGGCGTCGTCGGCCGTGAAGGTGGTGGCCGCCGCGGTCAGGCCTCCGGAGGTGTCCCAGCCCATGTCGTTCCAGAGACGCTGCGCTGCGGCGTCCACCGTCCCGAAGGCCAGCTTGAATGGCAGGTCGGCACTGATGGTGAACTTCTTCGTGCTGTCGCTGTAGGTGACGGCCCACACTGGGGTCGGGTCCGCCGCCTCGAGACCGGAGCGAATCGCCTCGCACAGGATCGCCGCGGTGGCGTAGGTGGCTCCGGCCAGCGTGATCGTGAAGTTGCCCGGTCCGGCGGCGCGGTTGAAGTCGAGCTTGTCGTTGTAGCCGGTGGTGACGACCCATCCCGTGTCGGACCGCCACGGCTTGCTGCGGAGCTGGTCCAGTAGGAACCGTGGCGGGCAGCTGGTGATGTAGGAATCGGCCGTCAGCACCGCGCCCGACGTCTTCCACGTGTTCTGGTCCAGGATTCGGCAGGTGCGGGGCAATCACATCCTCCTGGTGTTGCGCTTCTCCCGGCCGTATCCGAGGCCCTGGCGCTTCGCGACCTGACGCGTGACGACGGCGCCATCGAGGTAGGTGGGGCCGACGGAGATGTGGGCGGGTCGGCTGCCACCGTTGGCCGCGGCGGCCGCCTGCACGGCACCGGCGACGATCTGCTTGAGCTGCTGGCTGCGCAGCACCACCTCAGGGTCAGCGTCGGTCCCGTGCAGGACGGCCGGCACGCCCCAGCCGGTCACGACACCGCCGCCGGCCAAGGACTGGACGTCTCCGTCTCCGCCGCCCCTGTCGCCTGGCGAGGAAATGTTGGGATGGACGTTGACCGGGATGTTGATATCGCCGAGGCCGTAGAGCCGGCTGATCGCCTCGACCAGGCGCTCCATCTGCTCGGCGGCGCGCCCCATCGAATCCTGGAGCGAGGAGCCGAAGGTGATGCCGGCTTCCTCGGCCGTCTGGAAGGCCTGCCCGTTCTCGTCGAGGATCTTGCCCTGGGCGAGCAGCTCCTCCACGATCTTGCGCATGTCCTCGGGGATCGCGGCCCCGGCCTGGCGCGCCTGGTTCACGTACTCGACCATCGACGGCCCCATCTTGTCGATGACGAGGTTGTGGTCGGCGCCGGCCTGCGTCAGGAGCTTGTACTTCTCGAACAGCGACATCGCCTGCTGGTCCAGCTCCTGCTGCGCGAACTTCGGCCCCATCTGGCCGATCTCGATGCCGAACTCGCGCATCGCATCCTTGACCTTCTGCGTGGCCTGGTCGGTGATGCCGAAGGCGTTGTTGAGCTGGTCGATGGCGCCCTGGAGCGCGTTGCGGTCTTTCGCTCGCAGCAGCGCGTCCAGGGTCATCCCGGCTTCCTTGGCCTTGCGGTTCAGCGCATCGAGGCCTCCTGCGGCCGCGATGAACTGGTCGCGCATGTCGTTGGTCTTCTTGCCCTCGCCGCCGAAGAGGCCGCTGAAGAGGGAGCCGATGCCGCCGCCGAGGAGCGCGCCGAGTGGGCCCGCTACGCCGCCGATGGCGCCGCCCAGCGTTCCGCCGATGGACTTCTTGAGGGTTTCGCCGAGGCCAGATCCGATGGATGCGCCGAGGCTAGCGCCGATCGCGCGCCCGACGTCGCCGCCGCCCTGGATGGCGCCCAGGATCACCTGCGGCAGGTTCTCGACACCAGCCTTGAGGGACCGCTTCAGCTCGCCAGTGATGACCGGGCCCCAGGAACTACCCTTGCCACCAGCGGCACCCAACTGCTGATTGAGCAGGTCGCCAAAGTTCTTCCCAATCGGCATGAGCATCCCGGCGGCGGCCATGATCCGCTGGTTGAGGACCGCCTGGGTCGCCTCGAAGTTCGCCTTGTCGGCCGCCACCAGGCCGGACAGCGCGGCCTCCCACTTCTTCTCTTCCTTCTCGTAGAACTCGGTCCAGTGCTTCTCGTTGGCGGCCGCGCGCCCGCGCTCGAACTCTTCGTCAAGCCGCTTCTGCTGCTCGCGGTGCTTGTTCGCCGCGGCGGCGGCCTTCTCGTGCTTTTCGGCGAGCTCCTGAAGGAGCCCTGCGCCAGCCGTCAGGACCGGCTTGGCCTTCCCCTGCAGGTACTCGATCGCCTCCTTCGTGTTCTGCCCGTGTTTCGTCTGCCACTCGAGCTGCTTTTTCGTGGCCTCGACGTTGGCCTTGGCCACCTCCGCCTGCTGTTTGGCCAAGCCCGCCGTAGCGGCGGCCATCTCCATCATTGGCGTCTTCATGCCAACGATGAGCATCAGGGAGTCCCGAAGGTCGTCCGTGGCCTTCGTCACCGCCGGGAAGGTGTTGAGCCAGGAACCGATGGCGAGGCCGATGGAGAGGCCCGCGCCCACCACGCCGGCCGTCGCGGCGTTGAAGCCCATCGCCGTGGTCTTGAGGTTCTTGAAGCCCACGCCGGCCAGGTCCAGCGTCGCCGAGAGGCCCTTCGTGTTCTGGATGGGCCCTCCGAGCGCCGAGTCGAAGGCCGCCAGGGTGTTCGCCGCGCGCTGGGTGTCGTCGCTGGCGCTCTTGAAGGCGCTGTTCATCTTCAGCGCCTCTTCGTGCATCGCCTCCATGCGCTGCGCGGCGCGCTGCTGTGTGGCCGTCCAGTCCTGAAACTTCTTGTCCGTCCGGTCGACGCTGTCCTGCATCGCCTTCTGGCCGGCTACGAACTGGGCGAAGGTGGCCTCGGTCTGGTTCTTCGCCGCCAGCACCATCTGGAGGGTCTGGTCCATCAGGCGGCCTCGTTGACAGGCGCATCGCGCCGGGGGTAGGTTCTCGGCCCCGGAGGTGACGCATGCGGCGTTCGGCCATCCTCATCGCCCTGCTGGCGGCGGTGCCGGCAGAGGCCCAGGTCATCCGCGAGATGACCCCCGATCTGGTGAAGCGCGCTGCGGCGGAGAAGAAAGGCGAGTGGTGCTATCGCCTTTCCAACAAGCGAATGCTCGCCGGCGACACGCTGGCCAGCGACTTCACCGTGGGATGCTTCACGACGCCCTACTCGCGCGTTGCGCTGGCCGCCAACATGGCCAGGGAGAAGCTGGAGACGTTCGACGCTGAGCACCTCCCGGCCGAGATGCTCGCGCCCGAGCTGCACGTGCACGCCTTCCCCAGGACCGAGGCCGGCGTGATCAGCGTGCAGAAGGTGCTGGTCATGCCGCGCAAGAGCAAGGACCCGGCCCAGGCCGTGCAGCCCACGCGCACCGAGGATGCCGTGGCCATGTACCGCAACTTGATGGGCGCCCAGTTCGAGGGGAAGGGCCTGACGGCGGTCTTTCCTCTCGAGGTGCTGAGCGACGCGAACGACGTCCGCATCGTCTACGAGGCGCCCGCCTGCTCCCAGGGGTTCGGCGGCAGCACGTCGACCTGCGCGGCCGACTTCAAGATCAAGGGCGTCCGGTAGGTGGCCCTCTCTCGCGTGGAGCTGATCGCCGGCGTTGCGGCCGCCTTCCTGTGTGGGGCCGGCGCCAGCCGCCTCGCGCTCCCGCGCCAGGCCACGATGCGCCCCCTCTCCATCGAGGGCCTCCACATCAAGAGCGAGCCCATCGCCTCCGGTCAGACCCTGTCGCGCGCGGCCGCCTGGACGTGCCCCACCGACGTCTACGTGATCGGCTGGTCTTACAACGTGGGCGCCATCGGCGCGAACCCGGAGCTGTTCCTGATGCACCGGGACACCGTGCTGTTCTTCGGCCAGCGCGGCGGCGGCGCGCCCGGCGCGAACCCCGCCTTCTACCGCGAGGGCGCCGGCTACCGGCTGCCGGCCGGCGAGCCGCTCTCGCTGCGCCTCACCATGACGAACCGTGGCGCGCCCGGCGACACGCAGGGGGCCGCGGCGCTGGTCTACTTCGTGCCGGTGGCCGGAAACTAGCGCCGCTCGCGCTTCACGCGCTCCGGTGGCGGATCCGGCGCCGCGGCGGAGGCCTCGGCTTTGGCCTTCGCCTTCCGGCTGGCCATCACGTGCGGCCACTCGTCGGCGAAGGTGGCGGCCGCATCGGCCAGGCGCCCAGGCTGCCTCAGCATTCCGCCCCGCAACGGCCACTGCGGTGGCCCCGACGGCATCCCGCTGAACCGGTCCCACGTGACCTCGGAGAGCCACCAGCGGACGGCTTCGAGCGCGTCCTCCGGTCCCTGCCGTATCGCTGCGGCCGGACATATCGTCGTTTCAACCCGTGCCTTGCCGTCGCTCCCTACGCCGAAACGGTGGACTCGATCTCTTCGCTGACCGTCGCATCCGAGGGCGTCGGACCAGCCACGCTCGCGGTGGGCGTCGCATCCGAGGCGGGCGATTCGGGCCGGCTCGCCGTCTCCGCAGAAGACGTGGAGCGCGAGCCGGAGAGAAAAGTCTCGACCCTGGACAGACCCGCCAGGTTGTTGAGGGTCATCAGGACGAAGAACAGCATGTCGTCGTCGGCCTCCTCGAAGAGGCCGCTGCTGGTCGTGATGTCGGTGCCGTCGACCCTGAAGCCGGACACGCTCCGCACGTTGTCCACGACGGTCTGGCGCAGCTCGTCCTTGGGGACGATCTCGTAGCAGTTGGCCAGGATGGTTGCCTTCTCGGAGGCGGCCAGGCCGTCGGCGTGGCCCCGCTCGATCTCGGAGAGGACCTGGATGACCACCTTGCGCAGCGCCTGCTTCTCGTGGCGGCGCAGCCGGCGCATCTCCATCTGGACCACGGGGCCGTCGGGGTTGCCGGGTTCGGGGCGGTAGCTGATCTGCTCCCACCGCTTCAGCTCGAGGATCTTGGAGCTCATGGCCGCGAAGATGCGGCCTGGGCGCGGCGCGATAAAGGTTTGCCGCCGGAGGTTTTCTCGCCGGGGGCGGGGAAGCGGAGCAGGACCTGGTCGCGGACGCTGGGGTCGGCGCGCAGGGCGGCCCGAACGAGCGGGGCCTGGCCGAGGTCCAGCGGGTGCTCGTTTGCACGCGCAGCGACGGCCGTCAGCAGCGCGCGCGCCGCCGGCCGGCGCACGCCAAGGGCCCGCAGCTCGAGCTCGGCCGCCTCGCGCCACCCCCGCGGCCGCCCGCGCCGGGCCGGCGCCTCGGCCCGCAGATCGTGCGCCGCGGTCCTCGCCAGCGCGCGCGCCACGTGGAGGTGGCCGGCCAGCTCGGCGCCGACCGGCTCCTCCAGGTCGAGCACGGCCGTGGCCGCCTCCTCAAACCGGGCTAGGCGCGCCAGGCCGGCCGCCACGGCGCGACGGCGAGCGCTCGCGACGGATGGGATAGCCGACCGCTGCGCCGCCCAATACGCGGCCAGCAGCGCGCGCCCCAGAGCGTCCAGCGGCACAGCTGTGAGTCGGGAAAGGATCCCGCGGAGCCTGCGCGTTTCAACGCGCGAGGCGCCCGCGGTCAGCCAGCCCAGGTCCAGGTCGCCCTCAGATCAGGGCCAGGAACACGCTGTCGTCGCCGGTGGTCGAGTCGTAGCAGCGGCCGACCAGCTCCAGCGCCACCTCGCCGGCCACGTCGCCGACCTCGGCGTCAGGGATGAACTTCGGGATGTTGATGGCCAGGATCTGCCCGGGCGTGATGCCGATCTGGATGTTCAGGTTGTACGAGGTCAGGCCGTCGGCGTTATCCCAGTAGCCCTCGACGGTGCCCGTGGTCAGCAGCAGGCCCAGCGTCAGGCGGCCGTTCCACCGCCCGTTGTTCTTGGTGCGCTTCACTCCGGAGGGGAACTGGTCGCACAGCTCGCTCTCGCGCAGCTCGATGGAGTTGTCGCCCTGGAACTGCACCTTGGTGAGGCAGTGCAGGGTCGACCCCACGAACACCTTGGTCTTCGTCGGCACCAGCGGCTGGCCGGCCGTGACGGGGGTCGGCTTCGCCGTGCTGTGCGGTGCGATCTGGCAGCCCGGGCCCGAGAACTTCCAGGTCGCCGTAGGAGCCTCGCCGCTGGCGTCGATGCCCAGCTCCAGCATCTGGGCGATGAGGCCGCCGACCTTCTGCCGGAAGTTGTCGCCGCTCAGCCAGGTGTACCCGTGGAGCGTCTTGAGCTGCGCCTTGGAGTACTTGTAGGTGGCGGCCGACACCTTCACGGTGCGACCCGTGGGCGGGTCGGAGGAGAAGGCCTGGTCGATGGTCAGCGTGTCGGTGGACCGCGAGATGACGCGGCGCGTCTCGTAGGCGCCGGCGCCGTCGATGTCGATCGCGATGATGACGTTTCCGCCGGTGGGGATGCCGGACGCGGCGCCGCCGCCGGGCGTGAGCACGATGGAAGTCCCGGCCGAGCCCGCCGCGGTGGTGGTGTGCGCGGTGCAGGCGGTCGACAGGCCGAAGTGGGCCTCCAGCGCCGGGTCCGCGTCGCACTTCGTGGGGGTCGAGCCGTTGCCGTTGGGCGTGACGTCGCCCTCCATCTCCCACTCCGAGGACTCGCGCCCGCCCTGGGTGGTGACCACGGAGGCGCTGTTGTCGCTGTCCTGGTCGCGGTCGACGCGGGCCTTCTTCCGCTTGAAGGGGAAGCGCGTCCGGAACCGCACGAAGTCCGCGCCCACCGGCGCTCCGGGGGCCGTGTTGAACGTGCCCTCGAGCTGGAGAGCGTGCTCGAAGTCGGTCTGGACGAAGGGGCCAGCCATGGCGCTCTACTCCTTTCCCTTGCCCGCCGAGGCCTTCTTCAGCTCCTCGGCCGTCAGCTTCGCCGCCGGCGCACCGGCGTCGCGCACGATCCGGTAGTCGTCGCAGGGCGGCCGCTCCGTGATGCCCTTGGCCGGGTCCGCGACCCGGCCGGCCATGAAGGCCTCCAGCTCCTGCGCGACCTCCTCGGGCACCTCGCAGGGCACCTCGTTGCTGGCCTCGCCGAAGCCGCCGATCCGCTGCACCGCGCCCGGCACGTTGGTGAACACCTTCGCCATCAGGACCTCCCGGCGGCCTTCAGCCGCCAGCTCGTCGTACCGGCCCGGTTCGTCCGGGTTGCCGCAGCACACGCGCTCACCTCCGTCACGGGAGCATCGCCCGCACGGGAACGCTGATCCGGGCGTGGTGGCAGAGGACGCCGGCCAGCATGACGTGCACGTTCTCGGGCCACTGCACCGGCCAGTTCGAGATCACGGTGCCGCCCAGGTTCTTGTCGAGCCGGAACGCCTCGATGACGGCCTCGACGATCGTCAGAAAGGCCTTCTCGCTGGCGTCGGCGTCGAGGAGCGCGTAGTAGCCTCGGATGTCGAAGCGCCAAGGGTCGGCCTGGTCGCAGCCGCCCATGTTGTCGATCGTGAGCGGATCCGACTGCGCCGGGCTCACGCACCAGAAGTGCAGCCGCCCCTGGCTGCCGCCTTTGAGCAGGTCGTTGATCTCCTTCTCGCTGGTGACGTGGCGCCAGTAGTCGTAGACCGGTGCGACGCCGACGATGCCGGTCACGGCCTGCACCTTGGCGGCCAGAGCGGTGCGGATGGTGCCGAGGCTCACCCCCGGCCCCCGAGGCGCTGCACCGCGCTGGCCAGCGCGGCCTTGTAGCCGGCGATGATCCGCTCGCGCGTCGCGGCCATGGCCCGCTCGGCCATGAACACGCCCTTGGTCCCGCGCATCGCGATCTTGCGCGCCACCAGGTAGCCGATCGCGCGCGCCTCCTTCTCGCTGGCGGAGAACTTCCGCCGCGCCCACTCCACCAGCGCGTCGATCGGCGGCCAGTGCGGGCGCACCCCGGTCTCCACTGGCAGCGCGTAGCCCATGGGGTTGAAGGCCCGACCGAAGACGATCCCGTCCGCCGGGGTGCCCATCAGGTCGACCTTCGTCTGCCAGCCGGCCCGCAGGTGGCCGAGGTTGATGGGCGTCGCCGGGATCACGGCGCCGGCCAGCAGCATGACGCCGCGCTCGGTGGCCTTGACCATCTCCTCGCCGACCACGCGCGCGCCTTCGCCTCGGAAGAGCGCCGTGTCCGGGACCTCCATCGTGATCGAGAGGTCCATGGTCAGAACCGCCTACGCCCGTGGAAGAAGTAGTCCGAGGCCACCTCGTTGCTGAACGCGCGGTCCATCTCGGCCACGGCGAAGGCGGCCTGCTGCGAGGTCCCGATCTGCATCTTCTCGGCGTAGCTCTTCCGGTAGCTGGCCGCCTGGGCCCTGTGGTTCTCGCTCTTCGCCCGCCGGTCCACGGCGTCCGCGGTGATGGTGCTGTCGGTGTCCTGGGCGTAGAGCGAGGCGAGCTGGTCGTGCGCGAAGGCCGCGCCTAGATCCGCCAGGGCCTCGTCGTCCGAGGAGGCCACCGTGCTGGTGGCGGCGTTCAGGGTGTGCGGCGTCGTGAACAGCGCCAGGAAGTCCTCGGTGGCCGCCGGGCGCGCCAGGAAGAACCGGAGCTTGAGCCCGGTGTCCAGCCGGACCAGGCCCCACTCCTCGCGCTCCAACACGGAGAGGATCTGGTCCGTGGCCAGGTAGGGGTAGACGACGTCCACCACCACCGAGAAGCCGTCCACGAACCCGGTGAGGCTCGACACCGCGTAGTCGAAGCCCCCGTCGCCGTCCAGCTTCAGGGTCTTCGAGAGTGGCCGGACTTTCTCGTACAACGCGAGCGCGTCCAGGATGGCGCGGTCGACGTCGCACGTCATGTCGGGGCTGGTGGTCAGCCTGGCTGCGGTGTCCTTGATGCGGGCGCTGACCTTGGCCCGGATCTCAGTGATGTTGGCGGCCATCGGTGGCCACCTACATCAGGGCGGAGAAGAGAACCCCCGCCCCGCCCAGGGTGACGTGCGGGTCCACGATCGTCATCGGCGCAGCAAAGGCGACGACGCAGGAATTACCGTTCGCCGCCGCCTGGAGGGACATGACGATGGTGCCGCCCGAGCCGTTCTCGCGGATGACGGCGGTGACGGCGGCCGCGGCCGGGGTGAGCACGAAGCCCCACAGCACGGCGGGACCGGCGCTGATGTCGCCGGTCGCCGTGAAGTGCTTCGGCTTCGATGCTCCCCCCATAAGCGCTCAGGCCTGCCGCTCTACAGCGGCTCCCAGGTGATGGAGATGAACCCGGCGCCCACGTTCAGGCCGGTTCCCACCTTCACGAACTCGACGTTGAGCTGTTCGCCCTCGGCCATGGTGAAGGTGCTGCCGGTGATCGGGATGTCCTTGG